ATCATTAATCAAAAATGATTAATTTATCCAGATTTTGCAAATAAAAAAGCCCTCCTAAGAGGGCCAAAAAAATCAATTATTACCAAGGGAAGTTACAGGGCATTACAGGGCATTACAGAATAAAAAGCGCGTTAGCCGATACAGAACACTGTCTAGCCTCTCAGTAGTTGAAGACTTTCGACTCACGCGAAAAAGTGCCAGTTATGAATCTGGCTTACCTAGTTAGCTCCTGCCACCATGAGGGGTGTTGGCGTACCTGGTAACAATTTGCGTTTGTGGTGGCCGGCATTGACCGGCACGTCAGCTTACATGGCCTCAAATATCCAACCAGCCTACGCATTCACCACAATCAAAAAGAGCGAGATTTTACTGCTTTCGCCACCATCGGGATTGGTGCCTAAGGGCTGGATAAGTCGCCCCGCGCCAGTCGAATCCTATTTTATTTCCCGCGCTCTTTGATTGTGGTAGTCCGATATCGAGGACTAATCGGATGGATCACGAAATTTCTTTCGAAATTAGGGTGGAGTCGCTGGCATGAACAGCTTAACCCATGAATCGCTCCGTCTGCATCTGTTCGGCACCTGATGCTGGCCTGACCCGCTGAACACCTAATGGTGAGAACACTGTGCTTTTAATCTGACATGCGGGGGCCAACCCATCAGAACTACAATGCTCTCACCGTTAAGTGCCGGTCTTTCCCGGCGTCATCTGTGTAGGTATATCACCTTCCAGAAAGGTAGACTGGACCTGCTTTAATCCCAAATAAATTTGCCAGTCCTCGGGATGCCGTTTACGCTCCGGCGCTGTTTTTACAGCCGTTCTACACCAGGGTATCGCCGATGAGCGACGCCGTGAAGTATATCATCAAAAATGATCAACGCAACCTCATTTTTGAGCAATCAGGCGGCCACCGTTTCACTGATTTCCTGCCACGGGTTATTGCACATTGCTATGGCGGCCATAGGCGGTGGAGAGACACTATTTCCGCACATAAACACCTGCTCACTTTTTGTAAATGGCCGACCATCCTTACCGTGTTCGATGACATAGGATTCAGGGAATCCTTGGGCTCGGTAAAGCTCGCGGGGTTGTAGCATCCGCAGGCCAATATCAACGATGACATACGGAGTGCCTTGGATCGTCACAGTGACAAGCGCCACCCGGTCTTTGGTCGTAATGGTATTGATAGGATCGTTTAACGACCCCCATTGACCACCCTCGCTGTAATATTGCATCAAAAATGCAGCGACGCGCAGCGCGCCATCTTCCTGGTCCTTTGATAGCGTCAATTCAACGACCGCAGATTTACCACCGCCGCCGCTGGTCACCACTGGGGCGGGTGAATCTAACCCCTGGCCGATGCTGGCGCCGAACTGGCGCGACAGGTATGCGGCCACCAAAGCATGGTGATTACCGCCGGCCGCAATCGTCTCGACGGGGGCTTCTACGTCTCGCGCGTCACAGTTATTATTCAGGTGGATCAGATTGGCCGTTACCAACTGCTGCTGGCTACCAGTATTTGTGATCGTTGTGGTGGGCGTGCGCAGATCATGACCCGGCACTGTATTAAATCCGCCGTTCATCTGCGCCATATAAGCGGTGGCCACTGCGTGTTTTATGCCGCCTGCCGTTACCACCCCCAACGGCTTCATGAGGTCTAAAGCCCGGGGTTGCTGACCTTCACTCTCACCATACCCCATCTGGATTAACGACGCGCTGGCGATCGCGTGTCCGCCGCTGGCTGTCACTGTGCCGATAGTCTCGCGAACATCTTTGCAGCCTTGGCCCCAACGTTGAACGCCGCCAGGCTTCCCGTCGCCGTGGCCGGCTTGAATCATGGTTGCCGATGTAATGGCCAGTTCCCCGCGATTCGCGCCAGTGACGGTTCGTAGCGGCTCATCCATGGGGTGAACGCGGTCACCGCCCTGATGAGTTACAGGAATGATGGCCGCATTGACCATGGCAAACGATCCCCCTTTCGGAAATGCTGTCACCGTGCGCAGTGGTTCATCAGTCGGCTGGACCTGCATATTTGACCAGTTGGCAATCGGAACGATAAAGGGCTGGGCGGCGTCAATGACGTATTTTTTCATGCCCTTAGCAATCCGCTTCAACGTTGCCTCAGCTAGATCCTTTTTCCGGCCAAAAATACTTGGACAGGCGATTGACCAATCAATGATCTCATCTGCCGTGTGATAGTTTTCCTGGCGTTTATTGGGGTGCTCCGCATGCGTGGGGTTTGGCCATACGATTGGCTGCCCATCTTTGCGCGCGAGCATAAAGAGTCGCTCCCGGCTTGTTGGCGCACCGAAATCACACGCTTTTATGATGCGCCACTCGACGTGATATCCCATGCTTTCTAATTGGCGGACAAATTGCCGCCAGGTACGACCCTTTCTCTTTGGATCTGGGATTAGGTATTGCTCACCCCTCGGGACCTGCTCGCCCGGCGCAGCCACTACATGGATGACCTTCTCTTTGCCCTTATTTATCTCGGTAACCAGTTTGATAACGCGGCCCGTCGCTTTGTCTCGTTTCGCGATGAGCGGACCCCAGTTCAAAATTTGTTTCACGTTCTCAAGACTGATTATGCGCAGTTGTTTGATTTTCCCTGCCCACCGGCAAACTACCCACGACAGATCCCGTATTTCCTTTTTGCGAGGTTGGCCGCCGGCGGCCTGGCTGTGATGAGTGCAATCCGGGCTGGCATGCATCCATCCAACAGCGCGGCCATGGGTAGCCTCGATCGGGTCAACCGTCCATACGTCAGAGATGTAATGATGTGCGTGCGGGTGATTCTCTTCATGCATGCTGATAGCGCGGGGATTGTGGTTGATAGCGATGTCAACCGGGCGGTTGAGTCCGGCTTCAAGGCCGGTACTCGCACCCCCACCGCCGGCAAATAAGTCGACGAGTAATTCTTCATTGTAGTTTAGTGAAAATTGAGTCGAAAAATCGGCAACCTTGTCAAAGGATTTCCCTGAATGCTTCATAACGCCTGTTCTTATTGATCAAAAATGAGCAATCATTATTACTCAAAAATGATCAATCAGCAAATGGCAGTCGACAAAAAAAAGTGTCGTGATGCAATTATTTTGGCATGACTGATATCGCACTCCAGACCGCACATAACCCCGCCGCGCCGAAAGATGAGCGCACTGATGCTTTGAGCCAAGCTCAACAAGCCTCGCTGCCTACATCCGTCACGGACATGATCCCGCTCGTAAAATATATTGCAGAGCAGGCGGAAGAACAGTCGTTCGAAAAAGCGTTACGTAAACCCAATATCATCCCGTATCCAAGTCTTGCAGTTCAGGGGAAAAAACCGGGCATGCAGTCGGTATGGCTGGATGATCGGCAAGTCCAGGCAATCGGGGACTGGTATGAAAAGCCGACTGGGTTTGGTTTCGACATGATGCGGGCGATGGTCGATCAGACGCCAATTTTATCCGCTGTCATCATGACTCGTATCCGCCAGGTCAAGCGCTTCTGCCGGGTTCCCGATGGCGGAAAAGGCCCGGGTTTTCAGATCCGACTAAAAAATCAGAGTACCGATAAGCTCCAAGCCGCAGAACAGCAGTCAATCGACCTTTTGCAGCAGTTTTTTACCAATTGTGGTTGGGAAAGTAATCCGCGCCAGCGCCAAAAGCTGAAACGGGACAATTTCTCAAACTTCATGGCCAAAATCGTTCGCGATAGCCTGGTGCTCGACAGCAGCCCGATTGAAACAGAATTCAAACGCGACCGAGCTTTGGGCCTTGACGGGTTTTATGCTGTGGATGGCGCCACTATTCGACTGTGTACTGAGCATGGCTACGAGGGTGATGACGAGGTTTTCGCTCTCCAGGTTGTACAAGGCAACCTCCGGGCCGCCTACACGCTAGATGACCTGATTTACGTGCCGCGTAACCCGCGTACCGACGTTATTGTCGGCGGTTATGGGTTGTCAGAAACTGAGTTGCTGGTCAAGGTTGTCACCGGCTTCTTAAATGCCATGACCTATAACCTTAAATATTTTGATTCCAACGCGATCCCGAAAGGGCTATTGCATCTGTCTGGCGACTATAGCGCAGATG